TGATCAAGAGTTTGGTAATACATTTTTTGGTACTGGTGATACACTTATTAGTGCAGACTGTCTCTTATCGCTACGTGCAATAAATCCAATTAAAACATTGGAAGGTGGTTTATTTAGAATTTATAAGGAACCAACAGAAAATCACGAATATATTATGGTTGTCGATGTAAGTAAGGGAAGAGGACAGGATTATTCAACTTTTAATTTAATCGATATTAGCACAAGACCTTTTGAACAGGTAGCTGTATATCGCAATAACACTATCTCTCCTTTACTCTTCCCTAACATTATATATAAGTATGCGAAAAGCTACAACAATGCTTATGTGGTAGTAGAATCAAATGACCAAGGTTCTGTTGTATGTAATGGATTATATCATGATTTAGAATATGAAAATGTTCACGTTGAATCTGCAGTAAAAGCAAATGCAATTGGTATTGAAATAACAAGAAAAACAAAGCGTTTAGGTTGTTCTGCAATTAAAGATATTTTAGAAACACATAAGCTTAAAATTGTTGATGATCAAACAATTATGGAAATTTCTACATTTGAAGCAAGAGGACAATCGTATGAGGCCTCTGATGGAAATCATGATGATTTAATGATGAATTTAGTATTGTTTGGTTATTTTGCATCAACTCAATATTTTGGTGATATGACAAATATTAATCTTAAGGAAATGTTATTTAAACAAAAAATGAAAGAAATTGAAGATGATGTAGTACCTTTTGGTTTCATTGATGATGGTTCTTCACATATGGAAGTGTTAGAAAATAGTGAAAAGGATCACTGGCAAATTAAGGAATTTGAACCAGTTTCGACAACTGAAGGATTATTTGACAGAGATTTGTAATATTATAAATAATAGCATAATTGAACAACCGTATTATGTAACCATATAATTATCTAAAAAAGGAAACCCAAAATGGCACTAGGTACACCGTCAGAAAGCCCTGCGGTTGTTGTCAAAGAGATAGATCTGACAGGTGGCGTTCCAAACGTCCAGTCAACTACTGGCGCAATCGTTGGTAATTTCCGTTGGGGTCCTGTTGCACAAAGGATTAGTGTTAATAATGAAGCAACACTAGTAGATACCTTTGCAACACCGGACTCTGATACGACAGTTGACTTCCATTCAGCACAATACTTTTTGCGCTATTCTAGCTCATTACAAGTTGTGCGTGAAGCAACTTCGGCGGCCAAAAATGCTCGTTCGACTAAAGGACAACTTGCTACGGATAGTGACGGTTCACTACCTACCGAGTTTATTAAGAACGATCTAGATTGGTTGTCACAAAAATCCGCATTAGACTCAGATTCACATACATTCATTGCGAAATATCCAGGAGCATTGGGTAATTCACTGAAAGTATCTATCTGTCCTTCAAATGATTCTGCATTTAATGCTTGGTCATATGCATCAAGCTTTGATAAAGCACCAGACACTTCCGATTATGCAAATGATCGTAATGCACTGGATGATGAAATTCACGTTGCAGTTATCGACGCCGAAGGTAAATTTACTGGAACAAGAGGAACAGTTTTAGAAACATATCCTTTCCTTTCAGTTGCATCAGACGCAAAGAATACCGATGGAACTAACAACTATGCACTTGACGTAATTAATGAGCGCTCAGACTATGTTTGGTTGGCCGGTTGGGATTCAGATTACCGCGTTGCAGGTGCAGGTACTCAGGTAGATAGTGGTGATGATTTCTCACTAGGAACTCCTGCAGTTGTAGACCACGTTTTAAGAAAAGGCACAAATTCAGGTGCTTTAGGTACATCAGAATATTTAACTGGTTTTGATCTCTTTGAAGATAAAGATCAAGTTGAAATCGATTTTCTGATTGCACCAAGTTTGGTCAGTACAACAGATCAAGTAACTGTAGTTAATGATCTTGTATCAACTGCTCAATCACTTCGCAAAGACTGTATTGTTTGTGCTTCTCCAGCCAGAGATGATGTAGTTAATTTGATTAATGCTGCAGATATTACCAATAACATTGTTAATACTGCAAATCAATTTACTAACTCATCATATCTTGTTGCTGATAATAACTTCCTAAAAGTTTATGATAAGTACAACGACCAATACATTTATATTCCAGCGGCATCATCAACTGCTGGTATTTGTGCAGCAACAGACTTAAATAGAGCACCATGGTTCTCACCTGCTGGTAACCGCCGTGGACAATATTTAGGAATTACAGCTTTGGCTTGGACTCCTAATAAATCACAAAGAGATGCTCTTTATAAGGTAGATGTTAACCCAGTTGCTAATATTCCTGGACAAGGTACTTTACTTTACGGAGATAAGACAATGCTTGGACGTCCTTCAGCATTCGATCGTATTAACGTACGTAGACTATTCCTTATCCTTGAAAGAGCAATTGGTAGAGCAGCTCAACAAGTATTATTCGAATTCAACGATGAATTTACTCGTGCAGAATTTGTTAATATTGTAGAGCCTGTTCTGAGAGAAGTTCAGGGTAGACGTGGTATTACAGATTTTAGAGTTATCTGTGATGAAACCAATAATACACCTGCAATTGTAGATCGTAATGAATTCATTGCAAACGTCTTCATCAAACCTGCTCGGTCAATTAACTACGTCACATTGAATTTTGTGGCAGTTAGAACCGGTGTAGACTTTGAAGAAGTCGTAGGCACAGTGTAAGGGGGAAACGTAAATGGCTATTCTCGGCGTAGATGATTTTAAATCGAAACTGAGAGGTGGCGGTGCACGCCCTAACCTCTTTAAAGTGACAATCAACTATCCAGGTTTTGCAAATGGTGATGCAGAACTGACTTCATTCTTATGTGAAGCAGCTACATTACCAGGTTCAACCTTCGGTATTATTCCAGTATTCTTCCGTGGAAGAATCCTAAAAATGGCAGGTGATAGAACATTTGCTGAATGGTCAACAACCATTATCAATGATACCGATTTTGCAGTACGTGATGCTATTGAGCGTTGGATGAATGGTATTAATGCACACTCTGCAAATACCGGTTTGACAACACCAATTGCATACGAAGCAGATCTGAAAGTTGATCAGCTTGACCGTAACGGAGATATTCTAAAGACATACACCTTCCGTGGTGCATATCCTCAGGATCTTTCTGATATTGCGGTATCATATGCTGATAACGATAATATTGAAAGATTCACTTGTACTTGGGCTTACCAGTACTTTGAGTCCAATACTACGGACTAAATAAATACTGGGACCGGCTTAGGTCGGTCCCACTCTCTAATTTAGGAATTTAATATGGCAGAAACTGGATCACAAGATAGCATTAAATTATTTGGCTTTGAAATTAAACGTGCTAAGAAAAAAGAGGACGATAAAGCTCCTTCCATCGTTCCGCCACGAGATGATGAAGGTGGTAGTTATGCCACTGCATCTGGCTCTCACTACGGCCAGTATCTCAATCTTGGTGATGATGACTCAAAAGATAATTATCAACTAATCATGAAGTACCGCGGTAACGCGATGCATCCGGAAGTTGATATGGCTATTGAAGATATTGTGAATGAAGCAATTACAGGATCAGAGCTTGAACAAACTTTAGATCTTAACCTTGAAGAAGTAAAAGCACCCGATAGAATTAAAAAAGCAATTAAAGAAGAATTTGATGATATCTACGGTATGCTTAATTTTAAAGAATTGGGTCACGATATTTTCCGTCGTTGGTATGTTGATGGTCGTATGTATCACCATTTGGTCATTAATGAAGCAAATCCAAAAGAAGGTATTGTAGAAATCAGACCTATTGATGCTGCTAAGATGCGCAAGGTCAAAAAAATTAAAAAGAAAAAAGATCCTGCAACCGGCGCGGATATTGTTGAAAAGACAGAAGAATTTTTTATCTATCAAGAAAAGCCAGGTTCATCAACAAATGGTGTAAAGATGACGGCAGACTCTGTGAGTTATGTCACATCAGGTTTGTTATCTGAAGATCGTAAAAAGATAATTTCATTTCTACATAAAGCACTCAAGCCTATTAACCAATTGCGCATGATGGAAGATGCATTGGTTATCTATAGATTGGCTCGTGCACCAGAACGCCGTATTTTCTATATTGATGTTGGTAACTTACCACGTGGTAAAGCTGAACAATATATGAAAGATATTATGGCCAAGTATCGTAACAAACTTGTCTATGATGCAAAGACTGGTGAAATTAGAGATGATCGTAAGCATATGTCTATGCTTGAGGATTTTTGGTTACCACGTAGAGAAGGTGGAAGAGGTACTGAAATCTCTACACTAGCTGGTGGTGAGAATCTAGGTCAAATTGAAGACGTTCTTTTCTTCCAAAAGAAAGTATATAAATCACTAAATGTTCCTATCAATAGACTAGAACAAGAAGCACAATTTAGTCTTGGTAGGACAACAGAAGTCAACAGAGATGAACTTAAATTTCAAAAGTTTATTGACAGACTTCGTATGAGATTTGCCCATCTTTTCTATGGCATTCTGAAAAAACAACTTATTCTTAAAGGTATTTGTACTGAAGAAGATTGGGAAGATTGGAAAAATGATATTACGGTTGACTTTATTAAGGACAACCACTTTACAGAAATGCGTGATATTGAAGTATTACGTGAAAGAATCCAAACATTGGATATGGTTCAAAACTATGTTGGTGAGTATTATTCAAAGGAATGGATCCAAAAGAATGTTCTCATG